TCATCCGACATCCAGACCGGCCTCCGCATCCACCCAGGTCTCCCGGTGACGGCTCAGGTAGACCTTGGTCATGGCCTGGCTGGAGTGACCTAGAAGCCGCTGCACGGCGTCCTCGGACCACCCGGCTTGCCGGTACAGGTCTGCGCCCAGGGCGCGCACTTCGTGCAGGGACGGCCGGGCCCTGCTGGGGAGTTCTGACCGGATGCCCAGTCGATCCCGTACCCGGGCGAACTCTCGGCTCAGGCGTTCGGGCACCAGCTGTGTCCAGTGTTCCTTTCGCTTCTGGTGGTCGCGCCGGTTCCTGGTCGGCCGTCGGTGGATCAGGAAAGGGGAGAGCACGTCATCACGGCATGCATCGATTACCCTTTGTAGTTCGGGCCCGATCGCAATGCGGATATTGCCCGCCTCTTTGCCCGCGATTTTCTGCTGCCGCACCAGCAGGTGGCCGTCCTCGATATGGTCGAAGCGCATCACGACAAGGTCACCCCGGCGCTGGCAGGTCTGCAGCGCCAGATCCAGCGCGTTGCGGAACCATGGCTCCCCGGCATCGCGAATGGCGCGCCATTCGTCCAGGGTCAGGCGCTGGCGCTGGACCACCTCGGTCTTCGTCGCCGTCCCCTCGACCGGGTTGTCGTCCCGCAGGCCCTCCGCGACCATCCACGCGAATGCCTGCCGCAGCACGTTCCTGCGCGAGTTGCTGGACCGGGGCGGGTACTGGTTCAGGTGTTCGGCGATGTGCCGGCGCGTGACTTCGTGCGCGTCCAGGTGGCCGAACTGCCCGGCCGCCTCGCGCAGCATGTTCGTGTAGTCGTGGATCGTCTTCGCGGCCATAGGGTTGCCCTGGCTGTTTCGCCGGTCGGGCAATGTGGCTGCAAAACGCTCGAGTACGGTGCCGATCTGGTCAGGCCCGGCCAGCACGGCCGCGGCCATCGTCTCGGCTTCCCTGCCTGTAGGCATCAGGCGCGAGTTGAGGATCTTGGCCGCCTGTATCGCTTTGGCCTTGTCCACGCCCATGCCGTGCCGCTTTCGGGTCTGCGGGTGCTCATAGACGTAGTACGTCCGCCCCCGGCTGACCGTGGTATACAGGTTCGGCGGCAGGTCGCGCCTTCCTTTCTTTCGCGGGCGAGGGCTCATGCGGACTGCAGCACCCGCTCGACCAAGGCGTCATGAGTACCGGCCAGCCAGGCGTCCTCGTCGACGTAGTACAGCTTGCCCACGATCTTGCCAGGCACTTCGCCAGCATCGATCCAAGAGCGTACGGTGCGCCGCTGGGGCTGGCTTTCCTGGTCGAAATACCGCTGGCGGAATTGATCGACGGTGATCAGCTTCATACGTCACCCCTTGGTGCCGGCATTTCGCCACTGAGGTATGCGTGCTCGGTCTGCCCGTTCTTCAGCTCCGCGACACCCATCACCAGATCCCCCGAAGCGGCGAGAACGGGACGTCATCGTCATCGAAGGAGCCACCCGGACCGGACGACGGGGAGGACGAACCGCCACCGAAGCCGTCGCCACCGGGGCCCGGGTCGTAACCGCCGCCGTAGCCGGCACCGGCAGCAGCGGCACCGCCGGCGCCACCGCCGCCGCGTCCACCGACCAGCTGCATGTCACTGGCGACGATCTCGGTGGTATAGCGATCCTGACCGTCCTGCCCCTGCCACTTGCGGGTCTGGATCCGGCCCTCGATGTACACCTGGGAGCCCTTGGACAGAGACTGCGCGGCGATGTCGGCCAGACGACCGAACATCACGACCCGGTGCCATTCGGTGTTTTCGCGCCGCTCCCCGCTCTGCTTGTCGGTCCACTGCTCCGTGGTGGCCACGCGGAAGTTGGTGACGGTCGCCCCGCCGGGCGTTTCGCGCTTTTCGGGGTCGGCACCGAGGTTGCCGAGAATGACCGCCTTGTTGACTCCGCGAGCCATCAGTCCGTCTCCTGCTTCTGTTCCTGGTCGCGTTGGCGACGCACTTCCTCGCGGTCGATCCGCATGTCCTCCGGGGCCGTGACGCCGATCCGGGCCTGCGACCCGTTCACGTCCAGCACCTCCACGGCGATGTCCTCGCCAACCATCAGCCGCTCACCTACCTTCCTGGTTAATACCAACATCAGCTCGTCTCCCTCAGTTGCTTCTCCAGCTTCCGGACCCGCGATTCCACGCGAGCCCGGACCGTCTTTTGCAGCCCCGGCACCTCCAGCGCATCCCGGCATTCCTCCAAGGTGAAGCGGTCCACCATCTGCCGGCGGCTGTCGGTGTCCACCGTCTGGATCTCGCGGCCCAGGGTCTCGTCGTATCGGGCGAACGGGTTATTCATCGCTGCCTCCGTTGATCATGCGCATCTTCCCGCCGCCACCCGGCATCCGACGGTCGTCCGGGATGAACCCCGTGCCCTGGGTCTGCTCGGTCGCGCGCAGGTAGTCGACCTCGACCTTGGCCGTCTCGGTGATCTGCTTGCTGACCTCGCAGATGGTCTTCGCCTTGTCGATGTCCATGTTCCCGGCGCGCAGGTCGCGCAGGGTGTCGAACAGGTGCGTGCGCAGGTCGTCGATCTTGTCGGTGCTCATGCGGATTCCCTCCGGTTGATCTGGCGTTTCAGGGCACCGCGGAGGCGGATCACGTCCGCGATCTCCTTCGGGTAGCGGGTCAGGAAGCTGTTGCGGCGCATCAGCTCGGAGCGGGGGATGCATTCCAGGCGGTCCGGGGTGATATCGGACTCGACGGTGGTGTGCATGCCCTGGCGGAACACGACCGCGTGACCCTCGGGCACCGGGCCATGCGCTTCTTCCCAGACCAGCCGTGCGACCGGGACCCAGCGGCGCGCCGGCACGATGTCGCGTGAGTCGGTCACCTTGCGCTCGAGTATCCCGTCTCGGGTGACGCGGGTGCTGCCGATGGGCTTGTAGTTCGGGGACTCGCTGGGTGCGCGTCCGGGCTTGAACCGCGTCTCTGCCGAGCGGCCGCCGGCTTTGTGACGCTTGCCCTTGTTCCAGCTCGTCTGCCCAGGGCGGAACTGCCCGGGGCCGGACGCCAGGTATTCCGGCGACTTGCTCAGCCCCAGAGTTACGGCGCGGTTGCTCACTGACGATTCGGACCGCCCCAGCACCCACGCGATGTGCTGGTTAGATCGGCCCGGGTACAGGCCCCGCAGCACCTTGTCTTCGTCTTCTGTCCACTTCGCCATGCCTGGCTCCTCGTCTTGTGGCTCTTCGCGCCATCCGGTGGTGCGGTCTCGACTTTCCCAGACGACCTTGGTTAGAAGATCAGCGTGAGACCACACCCCGCATGCCGCGGGAAACGGCCCGTCTCGTGGGCCCTACGGCTTCGCCCGAGGCAAGAGGCCTCGTCTCCGCTGCGGGTGTTGCGCACCGCCCGCGGGCGCCCTGCGTTACCGGCCGGACCCTGGCAGGGGCAGGGCATGGCCTCCGGCCGGTGATGGAATCAGGCGGCGGCCTGGTGTCGATGGATCTCGATCCGCGTCAGGCTGGTAATCCCCGCGGACTCCATCTTCTTGCGCAGGGCCGACTCGAGTTGTTCGTCGCTGACCCCGGGCGGGACTTCGGTCTCGAAGGTGCCGACCACGGTCACCGCGTGCTTTCCGGGGGAGGATTCCCGCGGGGGCGGGTCCGGGGTGTGCTGTTCCGTCGTGTCCATCGGAGCAGTGTGCTGCTGCGGCTCGGAGTTGATGGGGCTCGCATCCGGCCGGTTCGCCCGGGTCGCTTCGGCGGCGGCCGCCTGGCGCTCCTGGCGTTCCTGTTCGCGCTGGCGGGCCACCTGCTCACGCTGCAGCTCGGCCTCGAGGATGCGCTGCAGCTCGGCCGAGTAGGTCGCGTCGTCGGATTCCAGCACCCGGTGAACGTGGCCCTGCGTGAGGGGCGCGGACAGCCCGGCTCGGTAGCTGGCGTTCTCCAGCTCGAGAAGGCGCATGCGCACCTTGTCCTGCCGGGCCTTGTCCTCGCGCACCCGGGCCTCCAGGGTCTCGCGCGGGCCTTTGGCCAGGTTCCCCTTGGCAGTGACGGCAGTGACCTTCACCAGGTCCTCGATCTCGGCGCGCTGGTGGTGATCCTCGACCTCCAGCTCGTCCCAGCCATCGGCCCGCAACGCGCTCAGCATTTCGCGGGCTTCTTCTCTCACCTGGTCCTCGTACTTCTGCACCTGTCCCAGGATCCCCTGGCGCGCGTCCTCGCACTTCGATTCGAGGGTCTTGATCTGCTTCTCGAAGGCGGCGATTGGGGCTTTGGCTTCGTCGGCCGCGGCCTTGCGACGGCTCGCCAGCTCGCCCTTGAGCTTGTTGATCTCCGTGGCGGCGGCCTTGGCGTCCTTCACGCCGTCCTCGGTGACGACGGTTTCGTACTGCGCCAGGCGTTCGTCCAGCGCCTTCTCCAGCTGCTCGAAGTTCAGGTCGAGCACGGCCGGCTGGGTTTCGATGCGGATCAGGTTCTGCATTTCCATGGGTTACTCCGTGCGATCAGAAGATCGTGTCGAGATCGGGTTCTTGGGCCGGGATGGTGTCTGGGGCGTGCATCGGTTCGCTGCCGCGCCGGACCTTCTCGACGATGTCCGCCAGCTCCTGGTTGAACTGGTCAATGGCGCGCGAGATCTTCCGGATGCGCTTCTCGTCCCGGTACACGCGCTTGATGAACGGCGGCAGGCCGCGGCAGTAACTGATGAAGTCCCACCACTCCCGCTCCGCGACCCAGATCAGGCCGTCGATCTGGGGCATGTGCTCGGCAGGCACTTCCTCCGCCAGCAGCACCTCCAGGTGAAGGTGAGGGAGCTTGGTCTTGACCTCGCATCCGCCATCAATGCCCACCAGGCCATCCGGCGAGCCTCCCTTGTCTCCGTTACGGATGAACCCGACCTGCTCCACGTCTACCTCGCGAATGAACCCGTAGGTCTCGCGCGCCTCGTCTTCCTGTTCGTGGCCGCGCCGTGTGTGCTGGTTGCTGAACCCGGGCATGGGCTCGCCGGTCAGGATCTCGCCGGCGAGCTTGAGCATGTAGGTGCGCCGGGTTTTCCCTTGCCCGCGGTCGATCAGCTCGCCGAACTGCGAGGCTGTGGGGATCCCAGCGCGCACGCGCAGCCACTCCTCAGTGCCCTGTTCGATGTCGCGGTGGATCTCGATCATTGCGAGGCCCCGTTCTTCTGGCTCTGCTTGTGCTTCAGCATTTCCATCGCGCGCGGAAACTGATCGGCGCGCAGATCGGAGAGGGGGATACTCCGGCCGTTCGGAATGCCGGCGAAGGCCCAGTCCTTGAACCGGTCGATGTCCGATCCCGTGGCCTCCAGCATGTCCTCGATCTGGCTCAGCTGTTCGTCGCTGATCTTCTCGACCGGAGTTCCTGCGTCGCCGCCGTCGTCGTCCTGGTCACTGGCGGCGAGGCCGGTGGCCGCGAGCAGGGTGTACCGCTGCAGGTAGGTGATCGTGCTGCCCACCTGCTGGAGGCCGTTCTTGTTCCCGCTGTTGTCCGGCTGGCCCGCCAGCGTCACGCGCTCCTGGTGACCTTTCTCGTGCGCTACGATGCAGGTCACCTTGACCTGGTTGCCTTCCTGTTCCGTGGTCCAGCGGAAGGAGAGCCCGTGCGGGGCCATGGCCTGGCTGATCACGTTGGAAACGTGGTCCAGGGTGGCGTGCCGGTAGTGGGTGCGGCCCTTGTTGCTGGTGAAGTCCACCTCGGCATTCTTCTCGATCCGAGGCGGGTCGGCCTTGAACGCTGCCATGGCGCGGTCGAACGCCTTGCGGGCTTCGTTGGTCTCCCAACGTTCGTGCATGTCCATCAGGCGTTCCAGCTGGTCGGCCTGGCCGGACTGGACGGCCTTTTCGGCCAAGGCCAGCATCGGCGAGGACACCGGTGGCTGATCCTGTTCGATGGTGGCAACGTCGGCTGCTGCATGGTGGCTGGTCACGTCAGGACCTCCGGTTGGTGATTGCTTCGAAGACATCCGCCAGGCCTGCGAGGACGGCAAACATGCCGAACACCGGTGCCACGTAGGCGAGGGCGACGAAGGCTGTCTCCAGCGAGCTCATGCCGGAGCCTCGTCCCGCAGCACGTCCAGCACGAGACACGAGAACTGCAGCGGATCGCGCTGTGCCCGGTTGGCCATGCGTTGAACGGTGTCCATGTGATCGCGCAGGGCGATCGTCACCGCCCACTCGGCACCGGAGTTCAGGAATTCCGCCGCGACTTCCTGGCTGCCGAAACTGCGTGTCAGGGCGCGACCGCAGCCTTCAGCCACCGCCGCGACCACCTCGGGGTCGGCGTCGACCTCGTCTGCGACGCGCTGGATGTTGGTCTGCGTGGGCTTGTCGTACATGACCGTCCCCTTTCGTATCGGTAAAGGCGATAATAGGAAAAACCGATACCCTACGTCAACAGGAGAAAATGGTTGTGCCGATACTCCCTGATATTGCGGAAACGAGGTTAGTCCTCAGGTAACTCGGCGGCTACGATTCAGGGCAACTTCAGAGAGGAACCGGCATGAGTGAAGAACGGCGACCCACGACGGTCACGCTTGGGGCGATGCTGATTGCGGTTAGCGGGGCGTTTCTGGCGGGGATGGCGGCTGGCGCGGTTTGGGAGGACCGCGCCGGCAGCTACAGCACGGTCGATGAGTGCGTGCTGGAGCACTACGCGGGCGGGAATGAGCTTGAGATGATGGCCCTGGAGCGACGGTGCGAGGCCACGATGGGGGAGTAAGAGGCAGTGCCAGCCTGGCCATTCCGATATCTCCGTCCCCAGTGATGGCCGGGCATGGTTGCCTGCATAGGCGTGGTAAACTATCCCGAACGATTCACGTTGGTGGACCGCAATTCATGCAGCTACCCTTGGAAGCCGAGACAGCTGACTTCCCCGCCGTCTCCCCATGGTTGGAGATGGGGGCGTACGAGGCTCTGTGGCTGAAAGATGGCGTGAACACCTTCAAGAAAGTTGCTGATCTGTTTCGGTCTAACCCTGGTGCGCTTCCCTCTGAATTGGTTTCCAGGGAGGAAGCTGAGCGTCGGGCAAACGAGGTTCAGCAAGTTCTTTGGCGTGCCGGCGTGCGGTCGTTCGGGGTTCGTGTGCACCAAGCTGGGGAGTACCCACAGAAGTTGCGCGATGCGAGCCATCCCGTCGAACTTCTCTACTACCAGGGCCGGTGGGACCTGACAGAGCTTCCGTCGGTAGCAGTGGTTGGTGCTCGCAAACCCAGTGATGAAGGCCGTGCGCGCGCGCGCAAGTTAGCCAAGAAGCTGGTCGAGAGCCGTTACACGGTCGTATCCGGGCTTGCGGCGGGCATCGATTCCGAGGCGCACAAGGCGGCGATCGATGCTGGCGGGAACACCGTCGCTGTCATCGGGACGCCGTTGAGCCACAACTATCCGAAAGAAAACAAGGAGTTACAGAGTCAACTGGCTAGGGATTTTCTAGTGATTAGCCAAGTTCCTGTGCTGCGTTATGAGCGTCAGGGACCGAAGCAGAATCGCTTTTTCTTCCCGGAGCGCAATGTGACGATGTCCGCCCTGACCGAGGCGACCGTCATCGTGGAAGCAAGCGACACGTCAGGAACGCTAACCCAGGCCCGTGCGGCCCTAGCGCAAGGTCGCAAGCTCTTTATCCTCGACAGTTGCTTTCAAAACAGCCAGATAAGCTGGCCGTCCCGGTTCGAGAGAAAGGGAGCGGTCCGGGTCAGAACGTTCGAAGACATTTTGGACCACCTTGGGTAACCAACGTTTCAGCCGGATCGATCAGCTTACACGGGGTGAACACGCCCGGTTGAGCGATGACGATGAGTGCTACTACCTCCGCGAGTACGCGTCAGGAGAAAGTTACAGCTACAGCGACACTAACCAACTGATCTTCAACCTAAAAAAAGGACCGGAGAAGCGGGGGACCGCTGAGTGGAAGTACAAACGCAGAGCTATCCAGAAAGCCGGAAGGATGCTTCGCGAGAGCATGCCGAAAAAGTGGCTTCAGGACGGTACGTTCGTCCCGGTCCCGCCATCCAAAAACCCATCGGACCCAGACTATGACGACCGCATGTGGTGGGTTCTGGAGTCCGTCGGCGATATTGACCGCCGCAAGCTAGTGGTTCAGGACCGCTCGTTCGCCCCCGCCCATTTACGGGGCCCCGCCCAAAGGCCTACAGTCGACGAGTTGGTGAGTGCTTACCGCATCGACCACGACCAGGCCGACCCTCCGCCAACCCGTATTGCTGTCGTCGATGACGTGCTGACTGCGGGCACTCACTTCAAAGCGATGCAGCATGTCCTGCAAGAGCATTTCCCTCAGGCTCGTATCGTTGGCCTGTTCATTTCCCGGCGGATATGGCCTGAAGACGACGAGCCGTTTTAGCGCAAACGACGGCAAGTACCAGAGCCGGAATAACTCCCTACACAGTTCCATAGGCGAGCTTCATAAGGGAGGCATTCTTCGGAAGGTCCAGCTGTGGAAGGGGGAACCCTGACAGCTGGTCATCGGAGGTTCCTCTTGTGCTGGACGACCGGGCCAATCAGCGAGCCCGGGTTGCCGGAGTCGATGGTGATGGTCGCGTAGTCCGGATTCAGGGGCACCAATTCATAGACCGGGTGCCCCTGGCTGTCCCGGCCGCGGTCTCGGTATTTCTTGACGGTGGCCTCAGCGTCGCCATTGACCCTCGCCACCACAATGTCGCCGGGGCGCACCGGTGCATCCGGGTCCACGATGATGATCTCGCTCTCGCGGAAGTCGGGTTCCATGGACCGGCCGCGGATCTCCAGGGCGAAGGTGTGCGGGCCTAGGGCCTCGGCCGATGCCGGATCGAGCCACTCGTGCCGGTGGCCGTCGCCGCACTCGTAGGCGTCTACGATCTCGCGCGGGGAGCCAGCTTCTACGTAGTCGATCACAGGGATACACCGCGCGTTTTGCACCGTCGGGATCGCCGACAGTGCGGCCTGGGATTCGGCCGCACCTAGGGTGCATTGGCTGTATTCCCCGTCCCGCCATCCTGGGTAGTACTCGTCCAGGATGTCTTCAACATGATCTGGATGGTCCAGCGCTGTTTGCTGGCTTGAAGATACCCCTATCTGGTCGACAAGTTGGACGATCTGCAGGTAGGCATCCTCATTTGGGTTGAACTGCTCCAGAAATGCCCGCAATGCCTCCTTCTCCCGACTCGTTACACCGTCGATGTCTCGGTTCGGGACTCTCTTGCTACCTCCACCGCCCCCTATCAGATCGCTGGGGGTGACGCCAAGGATGCGAGATATACCGTCGACCTTTGGCCAGCGCGGGGTGTGTTTGCCGGTTTCCCAGCCGGCAACCGTAGCTTGGCTGACGCCCATCTTCCGGGCCAGCTCAACCTGGCTCAGCCCCGCGCGCGCCCGCGCGTTACGTATCCGATGTCCGATTTCTGTACTCATCACGGCAAGTGTATAGGTAGACCCTAATCAGGTCACATAGGCCACGCCGGTCTTCCGGTGTTGCGAGATATAGGTTTAGACGATATTATTCGCCGTATGAGTGGAAATACCGATACTCGAGCGGCGCTGCGTCGGGCGTTGAAGTCACTCGATCCTCCGACGCAGGTCCATCTCGCCAAACGGATGGGCGTGTCTCAGCCGTCCGTGTGGGAGTGGATCCAAACCGGACGTGTACCGGCGAAGCGCTGTCGTGAACTGGAGGCTCTTACGGGGGTTCGGGCCGAGGAGTTGCGGCCCGACATCTTCTCCCCCGTAGAGCGCGATGGCGGCGTTCGTGCGAAGGAGTCGGCCTGAATGGCGCATGACGAAGCGCTCCTGCTTGGGTGCGCTTTTTTTGTGGCACCGGAGGGCTTTCCCACGCCATACCACCAAGACGGACCGAGGGGGAAACCATGAAACAAGAGGACCTGTGGCACGACAGCCTGGAAGAGGCACTGCGCACTGTAGTGATGGCGCTCGGCGGCCCGAAGAGGGTGGCGTCCGATCTGTGGCCGGGCAAGTCCATCACGGATGGCGCTCGGCACCTAAACCACTGCCTGGATACGGAGCGCGCCGAGAAACTTTCGCTCGGCGAGCTGGTGTGGCTGCTGCAGGCGGGCTCGCGCGCTGGCGTGCATACCGCAATGGCTCACCTGGCCGAATCCGCGGGGTACGCGGAGCCGAAGCCGGTAACGCCGGAAGAACAGCAGAGCGAATTGCAGCGCGAATACATCGCCGCGGCCAAGGCCATGGAGCAGGTCGTCAAACGGATGGAGCGCCTGCAAGGAGGTGATGCATGAGCTGGAACCCCGAGATTCCCCTGGAAGATCACCTGCCCGCCGAGGGCATCCCACTGATGATTTGCACGCCGATCCAGCGCGCGGCAGAGGCCGAGGACCGTGCGCGGGATCGGCTGGCGGACACTGCGGCCACCTGGTCGGAGGTCGAGATCCGGCGATGGCTGGAAGAGCAGCACCCTGTGATGCGCGCCGACATGGCGCAGCGCATCCGGACCCGAATCCCCGCTGGCAGGCCGGGTCAACAGCCTGCTGACTTCCTCCGCCGGTTGCCGGGGTCCAACCTCCGGCCTTTCTCCGGGTGGAGACCACAAAAAAGCCCCGGCTGGCTGGCGGGCCAAGTGCCGGGGCTCATCAACTACACGGACATAAGGATATCAGATGGCTCGAATTCGAACAATCAAGCCTGAGTTCTGGCAGGACGAAGATTTGGCCGCATGTTCACCGCATGCCCGCCTGCTGGCAATCGCTCTTCTTCAGCTGTGCGACAAGAACGGCGTGTTCAGAGCAATCCCGATGCAGATCCATGCCCATGCGTTCCCCTGGGAATCAGAGGTGAATATCCCGTCGCTTCTCGAGGAACTGGAGGGGTGTGGGTACGTGATTTTGTACCGCGTCGACGGGAAAAGCTACGGCCATATCCCCGGTTTCACCAAGCACCAGCGGATACAGGGAAAAGAAGCCACAGCGGATGGTCAATATCCGGCCCCAGATCAAGCAGATACGCATGAGGAAAAGCCAAGTATTCCCGGCGAATACGGCGGTGATTCCCGGGGTGATACAGGAAAGGGAAGGGGAAAGGGAAAGGGAACAGGGGAAAAGGAACAGGGAACAGGCGCGCAAGGCGCGAGCGGTTCTGGCGAACCGCGGCTTGTTCATTCGACCTCGGATCGCTTCGAGGAATTCTGGCAGCAGTACCCGAAGAAGAAGGGCAAGAAGCCAGCCAAGGAAGCATGGACGCGCAAGCGGCTGGATGGACGAGCCGACGAGATCATTGCCGACGTCCAGCTTCGAGCCGGAACAGATTCCGGGTGGCGCCAGGGATTCATTCCGAACCCGCTGACCTACCTCAACCAGGAGCGATGGCAGGACGAGATCCAGCGCGATGGGCCGCAGGGTCAACCGAAAGTCGCCAGCAACCAGGAGGCTGTTGATTCGTTCGTCCAGTGGGCGAAAGGAAGGGCGGAATGAACCCGAATACCGACGCCAAGCTGTTCGGCGACATCGTTCGCCACACCATGGAGTTCTACGACAAGACGGTATCGGACGGGGCGCTACGCATGTGGTGGGCCACCCTCGAGAAGCACCCTATTGAGGAGGTGCGGGCTGGTCTGCAAGCGCACCTTCAAGACCCCGACCGTGGCCGCTGGGCGCCGAAGCCTGCCGACGTGATCGCGCACATCGAATCCCGCCAGGCCAGCCAGTGGCCTGAGTCCGACGAGGCCTGGTCCACGGCGCTGCGGGCGATGGACGAGAACGACACTGTGATCTGGAACGACGAGATCGCCGCGGCTTGGGGCATTGCACGGCCGATTGCTGAGGCAGGCGACGAGGTGGGGGCTCGCATGGCTTTCCGCGAAGCCTACCGGCGTGAGGTGCGCGCGGCCCTTGAGGAGGGGCGCAGCCCCCGGGTCCGGGTGTCGGCCGGACATGACCCGGATCTCCGGCGGGACGCCATTACGCATGCCGAAGAGCGAGGCCTGATTACGCACGACCAGGCGAAGAACCTGCTGCCGCCACCCGAAGAGGGCATGGCCGATGAAGTGGCCGGTCTTCTGACTGGTGGCGTTGGGGAGCCGACGAGCGTGGAAGACGCCCAGAAACGTTTGCGAGGTATCAAGGAGCTCTTGGGGGAAAGCGACCACAGCGGAAAGATCGAGGAAACCCAGGAAGTGCGCAGGCGCCGTGAGGCGGCCCGTGCGGCAGCGAGAAGAGCGGAGGGAGCGTGATGCGAATCGAAACCCCGGCAAGCCGGCCGACCGACCCCGGCACCAGCGCGGTGGCCGAGCGCGAGATCACGGCCAGCGGCAAGCGTCACCAGCAGATGCTCGCGACCGTGGATCTCCTGCGCTGCCACCCCGGGCTCACCAGCTCGGAGCTGTCCCGCACGCGCACCGCGGAGAGCATGGGCCTCGACCGCTACATGATCGCACGCCGACTGCCGGACGCAGAGACAGCCGGCCTCGTGGAGCGCGGTCCATCCCGCCGCGACGTGATGACCCATCGGACCGGCGTGACCTGGTGGCCAAAGGAGGTGGAGTGAGCGGCCGTTTTCTCTTGCCCGCCGGGGATGCCGAACGCGGATACCCGCGGGCGCAGATGGCGGTGGATGCCCTGCGCGAGGCGGCCAAGCGCACGAAGGCGGACGGCCGGCCCCAGGAGGTGATCATCCGCGAGTGGCAGCCGCCGCGCACCGACCCGCAGCGCAAGACGCTGTGGATGTGGCACGGAGAGGTCGCCGCTGAACTGAGCATCCGCACCAGCCGCCGATGGGCCAAGGAGGACGTTCACGAGGTGATCTTCATCCCGCGGTTCATGCCGCCGCAGGGCACCGAGCTGGTGGACCCGGAAACCGGCGAGATCCTGAGCCGAAACAAGCGCACCAGCGAGGCCACGAAGCCGGAGATCACGGAGGCGATGGAGCGGTACATGGCCTGGTGCTACCAGATGGAGATCGAGATCACGGTGCCGGAGGAAGGGTGGTGAGCAAGCCGAGCCGCGAATACATGGGCCGCGTGTCCGAGGTGCCGTGCGTGCTGTGCGAGTGCCTGGGTATGCCCGGGGTGCCGGCCGAGGTCCACCACCTCCGCGAGGGGCAGGGCGCAAGCCAGCGGGCCAGCGACTACCTGACCGCGGCCCTGTGCCCTGAGTGCCACCGCGGCCCGATGGGCGTGCATGGCGACCGGGCGCTGCTGCGCATGGCGAAGCTCGAGGAACTGGACCTGCTGGCGCTGACGATCGAGAGGGTGATGAAGCGATGACGGACAAGCTGTACCTCGGTATCGACCCCGGCGCGACCGGGTGCCTGGCGCTGCTGGACACGCAAAGCGAGTACGTCGAGCACCTGCTGATGCCGACCACCAAGACCGGAAAACGCAGCCGGGTGAGCGGCGCGGCGGTGGGCGCATGGCTGGCGGAGTACAGCGGCCGGATCGCGCATGTGTTCGTCGAGCGCGTTGGGGCCCGGCCGGGCGAGTCGCCGCATGCCGCGTTCAGCTTCGGGCACTCCGCGGGTCTGGTCGAGGGTGTGATCGCCGCCGCTGGTCTGCCGGTAACGCTCGTGACGCCGCAGGTATGGAAGCGGCATGCCGGCCTGACCGGCAGCAACAAGGACTCGGCCCGGTCGCGAGCGGTCCAGCTGTACCCCGGCGTCCGGGATCTGGACCAGAAGGCGAAGGGGCAGGCCCTGGCGGACGCGCTGCTGATCGGCCGGTATGGAGTCGAGCGGTGTGTCTGAGGACGAGCGCCGCAACAAGGTCGCGCGGGGGATGGTGGCCTGCTGGAGCCGATGGCTATCCGTACTTACTGGGATGGGCGGACATGAGGGTCCTTCTGGCGGATGTGGCGCGTGCGGGTGCGGAGAGGCGCGAATTTCGACAGTTTTTGGCATGCCCTGTGCTTTGTTTCGTTGAGGGTCTATGGCGGATGTAGCGGAGACAATTCCGGAGTGCCGGAGGGCCAACAAGGCGGAGACGGCGTGGTTCTTCGATATCACGCTGCCCACCCTGGAGAAGTGGATCCGTGAGGGCTGCCCGGTGGTTCAGCGTGGGTCGCGCGGAGTGGCTTGGGTTCTCGATCTGCGTCAGGTGGCCGAATGGCGATACTCCGCCAAAACGGCGGAAGGCGATATCGACCCGGAAACCCTCCCTCCAGGAGAGCGCAAGCAGTGGTACGACGGCGAGAAGATGCGCCGCGAACTGCAGGTGCGTGATCGGGAATTGATCCCCGCATCCGAGGTGGAGGCGTCCGTGGCGACGGCATTCTCCGCCATCGCGCAGTCGCTTCTGGCCATGCCGGACAACCTGGAGCGCCGGGTCGGTTTGGATCCGGCTTCGGCCGAGGCCGCGGAAGCGGTCATCCACGAGACGATGAATGACCTGGTAGAGCGGCTTGGCGCGCTGGCGCCGGTCGAGGCACCGGAGGTGACTGATGGGTGATTACGCCTCGCCGTGGCCGGTGATCCGCGGCGCGAGCCATGCGTTCGTGCCGCCGCGCAAGGTGTCCGTGGCCGAGGGTGTGGAGCGCACGCTGGTGCTGAGGCAGCCGGGTGGGTATTCCGGACCTTGGTCGGCGAGCGAGACGCCGTACATGGTCGAGCCGATGAACATGCTCGCCAGCCGGCAGCATGAGGCGGTCTGCTTTGTCGGGCCGGCGCGCTCCGGGAAGACCCTCGGTCTGCTGGACGGATGGCTGGCGCATGCCGTCGTGAACGACCCGGGTGACATGCTGATCACGCAGATGACCCAGGAGAAGGCGCGCGAGTACAGCAAGATTCGCGTAGACCGGGCGATCCGTCACAGCCCGGAGATTCACCGCCTGATCAGCACCCGCGGGCACGACGACAACACTCACGACAAGCTGACCCGCCACGGCATGTGGATCAAGATCGGCTGGCCGAGCGCGACTCAGCTGGCGTCCTCGGATTACCGCTACGTCGCGCTGACCGACTACGACCGCATGCCCGACAACGTAGACGGGGAGGGGGCCCCTTTTGGACTGGGGGTGAAGCGCACGCAGACCTACCTGTCGCGTGGTATGTGCATGGTGGAGTCCAGCCCGGGGCGTGAGTACGTCGACCCACATTGGCAGCCGGGGACGCCCCACGAAGGTCCGCCGGCGTCGGGCATCATCGGCATCTACAACCGGGGGGACCGTCGCCGCTGGTACTGGCAGTGCCCGGACTGTTCCGAGTATTTCGAGGCCGCCCCGGGCTTGAGTCTGTTCGCCACGCTGCCCCCGGAGGAAGAACTCCTGGAGTCCGTGCGCAGCCTCGATCTGAAGCGAATGGCGCGCCAGCACGCATTCGTGTGCTGTCCGCACTGCGGCAGCCAGATCGAGGCGAAGTGGAAACACCATCTCAACGATATTCGCACTGCCCGCTGGGTGATGGATGGCATGAGCGTGACCCGGGATGGCGAGATGGTGGGTGAAGCGGTGGAGTCGAGCATTGCGAGCTACTGGCTGGGTGGCGTGGCAGCGGCCTACCAGAACTGGGAGTCGATCATCCTGCGATATCTCCAGGGGCTGCGCGAGTACGCGTTGTCCGGCTCGGACCTGACGCTGCGAACCACCACCAACACCGATCAGGCGGAGCCCTATCTTCCGAGGTCATTGCGAGGCGAGGCTGGCCAAGCCGAGCTGGCGGAGCTGTCCGAGGATTTCCCGCAGTTCATCGTCCCAACCGACCAGGGTGCCCGGTTCGTGACCGTCGCAGTCGACGTCCAGGGCGGTCAGGATTCCCGGTTCGTCATTCAGGCGCACGCGCATGCCCCGGAGCATGAGCAGTGGGTGATCGACCGCAGAGACATCCGGGACAGCAAGCGCCCGGGTTCCAGGTCATCCGGCTGCGCCCAGATCGACCCCGCGAGGTATCCGGAGGACTGGGAGGTTCTGACGGATCTGCTTTCATCCACATACCGCACACCGGTCGATGGAGAAGAGCTGCGCGTGGCGGAGATCATCGTGGACACCGGGGGAGAAGATGGGGTGACCGCCAATGCCTACGCGTGGTGGCTGTCTCTCCCCAACGCGCTGCGCAGCAGAGCCTGGCTGTACAAAGGTGCATCTTCGTCCAGTTCGGCGCCGGTCAAGGAGTCCAAGGCTTCGGACAAGTCGGCCGGCAGATCGCGGACGGTCTGGTTCCTGCTCTGCAACCCCAACCCTCTGAAGGATGCGGTTCTGAACGGCGCCTATCGTGAGGATTCGGGACCGGGAAAGATCCACCTGGGGAGCTGGTTGCGTGCGGATTTCTGGGACGAGATGCGGGCCGAGGTTAAGCAGGCCAACGGCAAGTACCAGAAGGTGCGAAAGCGGAACGAGGCACTGGACTTGTGCGCCATGACCAGGGCTCTGCTCGACCACATGCTGACGCGAAAGCGCAACCGGCTGGACTGGGACAGGCCGCCGGCCTGGGCCAGAGAACTGCACTCCAACGCCCTGCGCGAAGCTGCGGAGAGCCGCCGCTCCAGAAACGCCGAGCGTGACTCCCAGAATGAGCCTGAATCTCCGAGGCGTGCCGACCCGTTCTCCCCGATCCCCTTCAGCGAGACATGACCATGGAACAGAAGAACGACTTCCTGGAAATCATCGAACACGAAGCCCAGACCTGTATCCAGCGGTTCTCGCCGCTCGACCAGCGCATGGCTCGGGACCTGGCGCGCAGCATTTCGGAGCGGGTCCAGATGCGCGCTGGAGGAGACACGCATTACATCCCGCAGGGCGGTCGACCCGCGCGCGAACGGGCTATCGATATGCTGAAAGAGGGTCGATCCATCCAGGAGGTATCTCGAACGTTTCGTGTGTCCAGGCGAACCGTTCAGCGCTGGGTGCGTAACGCCTCACTCTCTGCTAAAACTCCTTCGTAACGCCCGGTTATGGCTGGAAACGTGCTTTGTGCCATTTGTACCACCACAGGGCCCCTGTTTCGATGGTGCAATCTAATAAATGGAAACGTCGTTTCCGGTTCATCCGTAGGGCATTGCTGTCCGTGCTGCGCTTTTCACTCGAGCCGCTCGCGTGCTGCTTTACCTCAGTTTGATTTGCCATCAGTTCGCGAAGAAAGACAAGTATTCTGAAGTTAGAATGGATCAAGAATCATCTCCAGAGTCCACTTGTATATGTAACGAATACTGGGATTGGAGCTGGTCCCCGATTGATGCTACCAAGCGGTTGCAATGGTTCATCGTATCGAGCAGATATTCATTATCGGCAAAAAGAAACATACCGTCCGTCTCACTCAGTGAAAAACCTACTTGTTCAACCTTTCTTCTGTAAGTTGGATTGACTTTCCAGTTGTTGTGAACACCTAAGTCTCGTCGCGCCTTTGCCTCGACGAAGTATGGCCAGCTTTCCTCGACCAATCTTGGGTTGATAGACATTAGTTCGGCAAGGTCTTTTAGATACTCCTTTGGGCTTTTATGCATCAAGCTTTGGAGATGTTTCTCAGCCGCCTCTAGAACCAGCTCGTCCCGTGTCTTATTAAGTGCGTCTTTGAGTTTGAATGGCTTGTTGCCAATTTTGTGTGGATAGTATAGGAGTAATATCTTGGTAACATCTATGAGATAGGTCTCCACTTCTGTAACAACACTCGTCAAGAGCATTCCGGCGAAGTGGTTTTCTATGTTCATACCGGCATTTGTTAAATTGCTTTCTAGGCTGCGAAACGACTTTGCCAGCTCTGGATCGCTCAGGTCGTCCTCGTCAAGAGATAATAGATGGCTGCTAACAAGAATCATGGCAGAGTCGGCTATAGCAATCGACTTTTGGTGAAACCTTTGCTGAATCTCTATGAGCGATCGACCGAGTTTGGCCTTAAATAGATCTGAACTCATTTTCGGGGTCCTTTTTGAGGTCTCTGTTCAATTGACGTGTACTACGGTTTTTTATGGTCGGGGTTGCCCCCCCCCCCTAGGTTAACAGAATAGGTGAAACGACTTAACTTTGAAGGCGAAGCAAGCGGCGCCGCTGGAAGAGGCCTCAGGGTTGACCGTTCCAAGCATAATGCTATGAGTTAGAGAAAGAGTATGGGTGACGGTCGGCTGCGCAACGCGCTCGTTCTGTTGCGACCGATTACGTTATAGTTACCATGTGGAAGCGAGACTCCATTATGCGTGTTTCAGTCGGTGCGGGCGTCATTTCCTAAGACAATTGTCACCTAAAATTGTCCGAACGGGCGGGGTTACGGTCCACGCATGGACGCTGGACTGTTTCAACACCTCCCCCTCTCGGAGCTGCGCAAGCGGCGCGATGAAGCGCTGGACGGGCTCCATGCGCTGAACACCGGCAAGCGGTCGGTCACCCTGCGCTATGGCGACCGGCAGGTGCAGTATTCCGAGCCCGCGCGCCTCGAGGCCTACATCCAGGCCCTGAGCGGCGCCATCCGCGCGAAGAAAAACGGCCGCCCCGGTCGTGGCCCCATTACCCTGGGGGTCGGCTGATGGCCGGCCGTCGCCGCAACCTGGCCGAGCACGCCGCGCCGGAGCGCCCCGAGGCGGAAGCCGCGGCCCACACCGCGGCGGACCCGACCGAGCGCACTATGCGTGAGTGGATGCCGTTCGGCGGATCGGCGGATTCGGACCTGATCCCGGATCTGTCCACGCTGATCCCGCGCTCCCGCGATCTGTCCCGGAACAATGGCGTTGCCTCGAGCGGTATCCAGACGCTCAAGGACAACATCGTCGGCAACACCCTGAAGCTGTCGAGCAAGCCGCACTATCGCATGCTCGGCTGGGGGCGGGACGAAGCCGAGGAATGGTCCAAGGCCAACGAAACCGAGTTCGAGTCCTGGGCCAACACGGTGGAGGCCGATGCCGGTCGGCAGATGAATCTCCTGGGCCTGACCCTGCAGGCCCTGGGGGCCGCGTTCCTCAACGGGGACGCGGTGGCGCTCCCGGTCTGGGTCCCGCGGCCCGGCCACCGCTGGAACACCCGCATCCAGCTGATCGAATCCGACCGTCTGGCCACGCCGCCGCAACTCTATCACCGCGTCGATATTCGCGGCGGGATCGAGCTCGACCGTCATGGCGCGCCGGTCGCGGCCTACATCCAGCGCACGCATCCCGGCGATCGCCTCGGATGGCACCGGCTCAGCGAGCCCTATGCCTATGACCGCGTCCCGTGGTTTACGCCGGATGGCCTACAGCGCGTCATCCACCTGCACGACAAGGAACGCACGGGGCAGAGCCGTGGCAAGCCGATCGTCACCAGCGTGATGAAGGAATTCCGGCTGGCCGGGAAATACTCCGAAGCTCACCTGGAAACGGCCGTCGCGCAATCGATGATCGCCGCGTTCCTGGAGTCCGACCTCTCGCCGGACGCCGCCGCCGAATTGTTCGGTTCGAACCCGAGCCAGGCCTGGAAGGACCAGCTGTCCGGATACCACGGTCGCCTGCAGGGCGCGTCGGTGATCCCGCTTCCGGCTGGCGCCCGCATGAGCGCGTTCAACCCGTCCAGCCCGAACCCGGCGTTTGAGCAGTTCATGGAGTCGACCATGCGGCAGATCGCCACGGGTCTGAACATCCCGTATGAGCTGCTGCTCAAGGACTTCAGCAAGACCAACTACAGCAGCGCCCGCGCGGCCCTGCTGGAAGCCTGGCGCTACTTCCAGGGCCGCCGGCGCTGGATCAAGGACCACTGGCTGCGCCCCATCTATGAACTGTGGATGGAAGAGGCCGCATGGGCTGGCCGCCTGCCGGGCGTATCCCACGCCGACTACCTCGCCAACCGCTACGCCTACTCCCGCTGCCGCTGGGTCTTCTCCGGCCGTGGCTGGGTCGACCCGGTGAAAGAGGCCAACGCCGCCAAGATCCGCATGGAGGCCGGTCTCTCCACCCTCGAGGACGAAGCCGCGGAACAGGGCCAGGACTGGGAAGAGGTGCTGGAACAGCGTGCGCGCGAGCGCCGCAAGGCGCAGGAACTGGGCCTGACGGATCTGACCGAGCGGCCGGTCATGCACGAGCCCGTGGCCCCGGAGCGCGAAGACGATCCGCCGGCCTCCGGCGCGGCCGCCAACCCGACCCCGGAGGCCTCCGAATGAAGTACCCCCATCTCGCCAGCCGCATCTTCAACACCCCGTTGCTGATGCACCCGGAGAAACTGGACGCGATCATCGCCGGCCTTGGCGGCCGTCTGCTGGGGGCCGAACCCGAGCTGAATGATCACGGCCGCGATGACTCGCTTTTCACCACGCAACCGGGGGTGCGGCGCGCCGATGACCGGACCGGCCAGGTCTATTACGCCCACGGCGCCGGCCTGGCCCGGATCGACGTGTTCGGCGGCCTCGCGCACCGCACCCGCATGACTGCCGATTCCATGCTCATCCGCGGCTACCAGGAAGTGGCCCGGGCCATCGAGGCCGCCGCGGACGACCCGCAGGTGGAGACCATCGCCCTGAACCTGGACACACCCGGCGGCGAGGTCTCTGGTGCATTCGAGCTGGCCGCCTCGCTGCGGGACCTGGCCGGCGGCAAGCGCGTCATCGCGATGGTCGACACGCTCGCGCTCAGCGCCGGCTACCTGATCGCCTCGCAGGCGGACGAAATCGTGGTGACGCCGACCGGTCTGGTCGGCTCCATCGGCGTGGTGATGCGCCACGTCGATTTCTCCCGCGCCCTCGACAGCGACGGGATCGAGGTGACGCAGATCTTCGCCGGCGACCACAAGGTCGACGGCAACCCGTATGAGCCCCTTCCGGCCGCCGTGCGCGCGGACTTCCAGGCCGAAATCGATTCGCTCTATGGCGACTTCGTCCAGGCCGTGGTGGATGGGCGGGGCCTCACCGCCGAACACGTGCGCGGCACCCAGGCGCGCACCTACCGCGCCCCGGCCGCGGTCGAGGCCGGTCTCGCGGATCGGGTCGCCACTTTCGACCAGCTGCTTTCCGAGCTGCAGGCCACGCGGTCTGTGGCACTCCCTGCCGGGCAAGCCGCCCGGGCCAACGTCAGCGCAGAGGACATGACCATGACTGACAAGACCAAGGCGGCGGGCGATACCCAGCAGCCCGATGCCGCCAACTCGAACGAAGCCCTCGAAGCCGCCCGCGCCGAAGCGCACGCCGAAGGTCTGGCCGCCGGCCTGGAACAGGGCCGCGAGGAAGAGAAGGCCCGCGTCGCCGGGATTCTGGCGCATGCCCAGGACGAAGGCCGCGACATCGGCATGGCCAAGACCTGCATCGAACAGGGCCTGTCCCTCGATGTGGCCAAGAGCGTGATGGATGCGGCGCCGGTGCCGGCCACGCTCGAAACCAGCCGTCTGCCGAGCCTGGCCCACACCAACGGCCATGACATCGGCGCCGACACCGAATCCGGCGACTGGGACGAACGCGCCGCGGCCAAGGCCGCCGTCGCCCGTTTCCAGGGCTCGGCCCACTAACCGGAGGAACGACCAATGAGCCACGCAATGTTCGATAGCTCCGACTTCGAGAACGACATTCTCGTCGCCGGCAATGCCCACCTTCTGGTGGCGCGCTCCATCACCGTGAAGGACGGGCAGGAACTCAAGCGCGGTGCCGTCATCGGCAAGGACGGAGACGGCAAACACCTGCTTTCGAAGTCTGCGGCTGACGACGGCAGCGAGACGCCGGACCTGATCCTCGCGCAGGACGTCGACGCCACCGGCGGCGACACCGCCGCGATCGCCTACAGCCGCGGCGACTTTGCCGAGCCCGCTCTCACCCTTGGCGACGGTCACGACCTGGAGAGCATCCGGGAGGGCCTGCGCGAGAAGGGAATCATCCTCATGCCGGTCCAGGCCGCCTGATCAGGAGACTGACCAATGGATAACATGCTCTTTTCCACAAACTACATGATGGGCATTCGGGAAAGCCTGAAGCGCCCGTCGACTTTCCTCCTGGATCGGTTCTTCCCGTTCGAGCAGACCGAAACCAGCGAGGAAATCCACTTCGACGTGATCGATCGCACGCGTCGGCTTGCGCCGTTCGTGTCCCCGGTCGTGGCCGGCAAGGTGGTGGAGGCGAGCGGCCATACCACCAAGACCTTCAAGCCCGCCTATATCAAGGCCAAGACGCCGTGGGATCCCAACCGTCCTCTGAAGCGCGCGGCCGGTGAGTCCATTGGCGGGGCCATGAGCCCGATGGAGCGTCTCGAGATGCTGATGGTGCAGACCATGATGGAGCACGACGAAATGGTCTGGCGCCGCATGGAGGTCATGGCGTCTGAGGCGTTGCGCAAGGGTCAGGTCACTGTTCAGGGAGCGGACTACCCGACGCAGGTGGTCGACTTCGGCCGCAAGAGCAGCCTGACCAAGACCCTGACCGGCGAGGACCGGTGGGGTGAGAGTGGCGTGTCTCCGCTGGCTGACCTGAACAAGTGGGCCCTCGAAGCCCTGCAGGCCTCCGGCGCGAAGCCGGTCGACGTCACCCTGGATGTTGAAGCCTGGAAGCAGCTCAATCAGGACGAGGACTTCAAGAAGCGCCTCGACCTGCGCTGGGTCGACAACTCGCTCATGTCGATGGGCGGCCCGGATGCCCAGGGCGGCACCTACATGGGCACCGTCGACGGTTTCAACTTCTTCCTGTACGCCGACTGGTACATCGACCCGGCCGATGGCGAAGAAAAGCCGATCCTGCCGAGCCACACCGTGATCCTGTCCGGTCAGGCGCTCGAGGGCGCGCAGGCGTTCGGCGCCATCCGGGATGAAGCGGCCGGCTACCAGGCCGTGCCGATCTTCCCGAAATCCTGGGTCGAACAGGATCCGGCCGTCCGGTACGTGATGTCGCAGTCCGCGCCCCTGGTGGTGCCGACCCGCGTCAATCACTCCATGTGCGTCACGGTGCGGTGACCACCATGGAGATCACCGCCACTGTGACGCTGGTGGTCGCCGGGGGTGATGTTGCCCCCGGCGAGGTCACCGAATTGAACGAGGCCGAAGCCCGCAGCCTGATCGAGCGCGGCTTTGCGCGGGAGTACAAGGACCCCGCGGCGTCCCGGTCCAAATCGGCGAAGCCGGCACTGGACGCGGCCGCTGATGCAATCCTGGCCCACAACGTCGACCAGATCGTCGAGATCCTGCCGGATCTTGGCGACGGCAAGCTGGTCGAGCTCCGGGAGCGGGAAGAGGGCGGCAAGGGCCGCACCACGCTGGTCGACGCCATCAAGGCGGAGATCTCCGGCCGGGCCGAAGGCGAGGGCTGACCCGTGAGTCTGACCAGCCTGCACAAGCGCCTGCCGGAGATCGAGTCCGGGCGGATGATCCCGGCCTCGGAACTCGACTGGCAGGACGATGTCACCGACGCCCTCCAGCCGGAAGAGTGGCCCGAGGGCGTGCTCTCCGAGCTCGAGGCATCCGTGATCCTGGTCCTGTCCCAGCTGCGCACCAGCGCCGGGGTGCCGTTCTATCCGTCGCCGGAGCCCGGGGCGCATGTGCGGTCGGAGGGCACCAGCCAGCACAGCACGCAGGGCGGCGAGCGCCTGTCGCGTGCGACCGACTTCTACGTGCACTGGGACCACGCCGCCAAGGTGCTGGAGATCGCCCGCCGCCACCCGGCCGTGGGCGGCCTGGGCATCTATGACTCGCTGATGCTACGGGGCACGCCCGGCGATTACTGCATGTTCCACATCGACACCCGGCCGCAGCGTGTGCCCTGGGTCGGGCACGGCCGCGAGCCGATCGAGTACGTGCTGCAGGCCAATGAGCCCGCCCGCTATCACCGGCTGATCGCCGACATGCTGGAGGCCCACGCATGAACCGCCGAAGCTTTCTCGCCACCGCTGTGGCCTCGGCTGCGGCCGCGGGCCTGAGCGCCTGCGCCACGCTCGAGCGCATGGGCGGCGGTGCCCGCGCCGCCGTGCAGTACGCGACCCTGCGCTACCTGGGGGACGACAGCCTCCGCGCGGAACGCGCCCGCCACGTGCTGGTGGAAATCCGCCCGGTCGCCACCGGGGAGACCACGCTGGAGGCCCTGGCGCAGGCAGTCGAGGATGCAATCCCCTGGGATGACCTCGACCTCGCCGACGCCACCCTGCTGGCAGAACTGCTGGGCGCCCTGCGTGCCGAGCTGGAATCCCGCATCGGCGACGGCCTGCTGGATCCGGACGACGTCGAACGCGTGGAGCGCGTGATCGACTGGATCGATGACGCCGCCGCTCGGGTGGAGTCTCGGGGATGATCATGCCGTCCGGATATCCCCTGATCGGCGATGCTTGGCTCGACCGCCTGGTGACCCAGGCCGTGCGGCCGGGCTGGTCCCGCACCGTGCGGCCCGCGCGGTTCGTCTCGGAACGCATCGACCGCACGATCCGCATCCCGGCCGGCTTCGAATTCGACTGGGATTCGGTCCCGCGCATCCCGTTCCTGCACGCCTGGCTGAAGGGCCGGGCAGAGCAGAGCGCCGCGCTGCACGACTGGCTGTACCACGCGCAGGCCGTCGACAACCTGCCCATCACCCGCCGCACCGCGGATCGCATCTTCCTGGACGCGATGGTGGCAGAGGGCGTCTCGCGCCGTCACCGCTGGGCGATCTACGCCGGCGTGCGCATCGGCGGCTGGGCGGCCTGGCGTCGGGGTCCTCGGCACACGCGCCGGGCCGCTGCACCCAAGACAACCGATGGAGGCTTGGATGTCAGATGATCGAGTGGTCGATGTGGTCCTGGATCGCATGAACAAGCTCGACGCGAAGGTCGATCAGATGGCCGAGGCGATCACCAACCTCGCGCGGGTGGAAGAGCGCATGAGCAACGGAGCCGACCGTATGAACGGTCATGCCCGGGAGATCAAGGATCTCCGCGAGCGCGTGCAGGAGCTGGAGAAGCTCCGCTGGAAGGCCGCCGGCGCAATGGTCCTTGCCTCAGCGCTGGGGGGCCTGCTGGGCGCGTTCGGCGGCCTCGAGCTGATCGGCAGAATCGGGGGTGCCGCGTGATCGAGCTCGACACGCAGGGCGCCTCTATCCGGCAGCTCGAGCGCATCGCGCGCGAGGTGTCGATCGGGATCGTTCCGGATTCGATCTCCCGGGCGCTCAACCGTGCGACCACGGCAACCCGAACCCGCGCGAGCTCCGCCATCCGACAGGTCTACAACGTGCCCGCTGCCGAGGTGCGCGGCACATTCCGTATCACGCGCGCGAGCCGGACGCGTCCCGAGGCGCTGATCGAGTCCCGCGGTGTCCGGCTGCCCCTGTCGCGCTTCGGCGCGCGCCAGACCCGGCGCGGGGTCACGCTGAACGTCCGCCGGTCCACCGGCCGCCGCCTGCTGTCCGGCGGGTTCTTCGGCCAGGGCTCCATGCCTTCGAGCCGCCTGTTCCGGCGGGAGGGGTCCGCGCGGCTGCCCGTGGAACAGCTGTTCGGCCCCGCTGTACCGCAGATGCTGCAGGAGTCCGGTGTCGAGCGGCAGGTTCTGCAGCGCGCCGAAGAGGTCTACCTCTCGACCCTGGAACACGAACTGCGCCGGCGGATCGACCGCGCTGTCGCGAGGGCCAACCGATGATCGAATTCGGACCCATGCACGACGCCATGGCCAACGCCTTCGGCGAGGACGCCACGTACCTGCCGGCGGACGGTGACCCGGTGTCGATGAAGGCGGTGCCTCACTTCGACGCCCCCGCGGAGGAAGAGGGGGGCGTGTACGTGCGCCGCACCACCGTCGACTTCCGCAGCGGCCAGGTGAAGCCGCGCAGCGGCGACCGTATCACCCTGTCCACCGGCACCTGGTACGTCGACCGGCAGGAATCGGACGACGGCTACATCACCACCGTGGTGCTGGGGAGGAAAGAGTCGTGAAGCTGCAGGCCCTGGTCGACCGACTGAACGCCGAATGCCCCGCGCTGGCCGGGCGTGCCCGCCTGCTGCGCGACCTGAGCGAAGTGGAGAACGTCGACGGCGAGCTGCCCGCGGCGTTCGTGCTGCGCTCGAACGACACCGCGGCGCAGGCAGACGGCGTGGCCGGCATGGTCCGGCAGGCACGCACCCGCACCGTGGCCGTGCTGCTGATGGCCGATCCGCCGCAGGAAGCCGGCGAGCCCATGGAGGCCCTGCGCACCGAGGTTCTGGAGGCGCTGCTGGGCTGGCAGCCCGACCCGGCCATCCAGCTCGAATACGCCGGCGGTGAAGCCCAGGCCCCGCAGGCCGGTATCGACCGCTGGCAGGACACCTTCCGATACACCGATCACCTGCGCGGTGGCGCGCAGTAACCGAGGACACCGCAATGGCGAAGCTGATCCGCAAACGATTCGTCGACGTCGCGCTGGAGACCGAATACGGCAAGGACCCGGGCGCCGACCGCGTCGCCCTGCTGCCGAACAGCGACCTCTCGCTGACGGTCGAGGGCAACACCGTCACCCGTGACACCGTGCGGGACACCCTGTCCCCGCAGGGCCATGTGGTGGTGGACCGCCGGCAGGAGGTGAGCCTGCCGCTCGAGCTGCGCGGCGCCGGCCTGGACGAAAACGACGAACTCAAGGTCCCGGAGACCGACGTGCTGCTGCGCGCATCCGCGTTCGAGCGCGAGGACGGCGCGCGTCTGGTGCTGACGAGCGTGTCCGGCGACTTCAAGCGCGGCGAGACCGTGCAGAACACCACCGCCGAAGAAACCGCGGGCACCGTCGCGGACTGGGATCCGGAAGAGAAGACCCTGTACCTGCGCGACCTGCAGGCGATGCCCGACGCCAGCGACGAACTGGAGGGCGAGGACAGCGAGGCGGCGGGCACGGTGGATGCCGCTGCGGACGCCTGGGTATATCGGCCCGCTTCCCCGCGCCCGAACGACCAGGATTCGGTCTACCTGCGCTACGACCTCGACGGCAACCTGCACAAGGTGGCCGGGGCCCGTGCCACGTTCTCCCTCAATATCACCCGCGCGGAGATCCCGCAGATCACGTTCACCCTGTCGGGCAAGTACCTGGAGCCCGCGCCGGGCGGCCCCATTTCCGGGGAATACCTTGACCAGGTGCCCACGCCCGCCCTGGGTGCCCGGATGACCATCGGCAACCTCGACATGCAGCAGGTGGCCGTCAACTCCGTGCAGGCCGACATGGCGAATGAAGTGCAGCCGCGTAACGACATGCAGGCCGAAGACGGGTTCCGGGGCTTCCTGATCACCGAGCGCGACCCCACAGGATCGGTGGACCCGGAGGTGACCGGCCTCGGGGACTTCAACCCGTACAAGGATTGGTCGCAGGGCAACTACGTGGCCATCGCCGCGGGTATCGGAACCGGAGCGGGCCGACGTGTCCGCTTGGTGATGCCGCGCACGCAGTACACCCAGCTGCCGTACGACAGCCGCAACGGCATCGCCACATATGACCTCGGATTCCGCGCCACCGGCGAGGATGACGAGCTGATGCTGGTGTACTCCTGATGCGCGCCTTCCGGAAAGAACGGGCCCCGGTGTGGTGGCCGGTGCAGGTGGTGGAGGCCGCGGACCATGGCGAGACCGAGACGTATGAGTTCGAGGCACGGATCCGGCCGCTCTCCACCGATCAGGTGAACCAGCTTTCCGCCGGGAGCCGGCCCGACCCGGTCGGGCTGCTGCTGGAACACGTGGTCGACTGGAGCGGCCCACACGACCCGGACACCGGCGCGGCGATCCCGTTCTCGCGCGAGACCCTGGAGCAGTACCTGGGACAGTCCATCCCGTTGCTTCACGCCCTGGAGCGGGCGCTGCAGGAGGTATCGACCGGGGGTGGTGCGGCAAAAAACTCGAAGACGTCGCGCGCAGGTTGATCGACCGGGGGCGCGCGGCGGACGACCAGAACCTATCCCCGGAACTGAAAGCGGCACTCAGGCAGCGAGAGGAGCGGGATGAACCGATCGACGTATGGCCGGAGAACTGGGATGCAGTGGAGGTGTTCCTGCGCTGCCAGACCCAGTGGAGAGTGGGCATGGCCGGCGCCACCGGCCTCGACTATGCCGGCGTCGATGTGGCCCTGCGGCGGTACGGCCCGGATGACCCGGATGACTGTTTCGAGCGCGTTCAGCACCTGGAAACAGCCACGCTCCGGATCATTTCCGATCGTCGTCAGTCTTCGTGACACCGGTCTCCTGGTCAATCCGCTTGCGGATGCCGATGCCGCCCCACACCAGGAGCCCGAGACCGGCCCATATCGGCCACTGGCTGCCGCCCTCTGCGGCCTCCGTGAATCCGTACAGGATCATCAGCACGCCAATGATCTGGAGGAATACGCCGGCGGGTTTGGTCATGTCGATGCCTCACGATTCGAACGGGATAATGCGGGGAGTGTAGCCCATGGCGCGTGAGGTTCGCTTCGGCGTCCGCCTGACGGGGGACTCGCAGGGCGCCGTCAACGCCATGCACATGACGGACCGCGAGCTGCGGCGTCTGGGTCGCCAGATCGAGCGCAAGGACCGGACCATTCGCCGGTCGCGCCGCGAGTGGGACGTGTGGGCTCAGAGCATGGGTGGCGTGCGCCGTATCCTGGGCCCGCTCGCAGGCATCGGCGGCGTGAGCCTTCTGCGCCGCACCGCATCCAACGTCATCGAACAGACCGCCGCCATCAGCGAGGCCGCCGACGTAGGCGGCGTGACCGCGGAGACCTATCAGGAGCTGACCAAGGCGTTCGAGGATCTTGGCGGGATTGCCGAGGGCGTCACCAGCGGTGCGCTGCGCCGCTTTAACCGGCGCCTTGGTCTGGCCGACCAGGGCACGGGCGCCGCCGCCGGCACGTTCGAGGACCTGGAGATCGCGATCCGCGACGTCGATGGGCAGATGCGCAGCACGGACGACGTGCTGCGCGAATCCCTGCGCACCCTGGCCGACATCGAGAGCGGGTCCGAGCGCGCCGCGCGCGCCTCGCAGATGTTTGGCGAGGACGCCGGCCCCCGGCTGGCCGCGGTGCTGGGGCAGGGTTCCGACGCGCTGGACGAACAGATCGACGCCCTGCGCGAACAGGGCCGGGTTCTGGACAACGAGACCGTGGCCAATGCCCGCGCGGCGAACGATCAGCTCTCGCAGATGCGGGACATCATCAGCAGCCGGTTCAACCAGCAGATCCTCGACAACGCCGACTCGTACATGCAGCTGGCGGATGCGCTGGCCACCGCGGCGGAAAAAGGTCTCGACTTCCTGTCCGTCACTTCGGATCTCACGAAGTGGGCTGCAGAGGGCGCCGCCGCCCGGACCGGGGGCATCGCGGAAGATGACATCGCCCGTCTCGAACAGGAGAGCGACCGCATCGAGACGATGCTCAACCTCGAGGGCATCGCGGGGATGGGGCAGCGTCTGCGGTTCTTCGGGCGCGACGGTCTGGTGCAGTACTACTCGCGCGACGAGCTCGAGCAGGAGCTCGAGGAAATCGACCGCGCCATCCAGCGCCATTACGAGCGGCAGGAACAGAGGGGCACGCGCGACCAGGGCCCGCGTATCGAGCCGCTGGATATCCCCACCGGACGTTCCGCTCCGGAGCCTCAGCCGATCCCCGAACCGGAGAGCGATGACGCCGGATCCGCCCCCTCCGGCGAGAGCGGACCCGGATGGCTCAGTCGGGAGATGGAGCGGCAGGTCGCACTGATCCGCGAACAGACGGAGGCCTACCGCGAGCTCGAACAGGAGGGTTCCCGGGTATACGAGGAGACCCGCACGCCCCTGGAAGAGCTCAACCAGGAGATGGCGCGTCTGGACCACATGCTGGACGCCGGGGTCATCAGCTGGGACACCTACGCCCGCGCCACCCTGGACGCGCAGGAAAGCATGGATGACTTCGCGGACCGCAACGAGGAAGCTTCCAGCGCGGCAGAGGAGTTCTGGACGGAGGCTGCGCGCAACATGCAGCGGTCCATGTCGGACTTCTTCTTTGACGCGATGCAGGGCGAGATGGACGACCTTGTCGGCAACTTCAAGGCCACGATTGATCGGATGGTGGCCGACCTGCTCGCCAGTCAGCTTCTGGAGACGATTGGCGGGGCGATGTCCGAGCAGGGCGGATTCATCGGGGCTATTGGCGGTGCGATGGAATCGTTCGACGGCGGCGGGTACACCGGCCCCGGGCCGCGGTCTGGCGGTGTGGACGGGAAAGGCGGATTCCCAGCGATTTTGCACCCGAATGAGACCGTTACCGATCACACCCGCGAACGCCGTGGCGGGCAGGGTGGCGGTATTACCGTGAACATGAACATCCAGGCACAGGACGCCGACAGCTTCCGGCGCAGCGAGTCGCAGGTCATGGCGCGCACGCAGGCTGCGATGGCCAGGGCTTCGAGGAAGAACCTATGACCAGTTTCCACGACATCCGGCTACCCGAGCGAATTGAGCGCGGTGCTGTGGGTGGGCCGAAATTCTTGACCAACGTCGTGACCATGGCCAGCGGGCACGAACAGCGCAACGTCGAGTGGTCGCAGGAGCGCCCCGAGTACGACATCTCATACGGGCTACAGGACGCCGAGGACATCCAGTCGGTGCTGGCGTTCTTCCGCGCGCGCATGGGCCGCGCGTATGGGTTCAGGTTCAAGGACTGGGGGGACTTCCAGGCCAAGGATCAGCATCTGGGAACGCTGCGCTACGACAGCACCGAGTTCCAGCTCGTGAAGCGTTACGGCGACCCCGCGTACACCCGCAGGATCACCCGGCCCGTGGAGGGCACTGTGACGGTGTACGCCGACGGGCAGGCGCTCCCTGATGGGGACGTGTCCGTCGACCATAGCACCGGCGAGGTCACGATCAGCGGGGACTCGGTGCCGCCGGAGCCAGAGGAAGGTGAGCCGCCGGAGGAAAAGGAGCTGACGGCGACGTTCGAGTTCGACGTGCCGGTGCGGTTCGCCGAGGATGCGATGGAGGCGATGGTGGATCTCCAGCATCTGCAGACGATTCCGTCTATCCGGCTGCTGGGGGTGCGCGAATGAAGGACATCGGCGGACTGGCCGACCTGCTGGAGCAGGAGGTCACGACCCTGGCAACCTGCTGGCGGCTCGAACGCCGGGACGGATTCGTGATCCGGGCAACGGACCACGACCACGACCTGACCGTCGATGGCGAGACCTACGCCGCCCGCACTGGGTACACGCGGAGCGCCCTGGCGACCACCGGCGCCCTGTCCGTGGACAACGCCGACCTCGACGGCGTGCTGAGCACGGACACGATCACCGCCGAGGATATCCGCGCCGGGCTCTACGATCACGCCGAGCTGCGCGTGTTCGCTGTCGACTGGCAGGATCCGGATGCCGGACGCATCAACCTCCGGCGGGGTTGGATCGGCGACGTGACCCTGTCCCGGGAGGGGCACTGGCACACCAGCCTGCGGGGCATGACGCAAGCCCTCGCGCAGAACATCATCGAGAGCTACACCCCGAACTGCCGCGCCGACCTCGGAGACAACCGCTGCAAGGTGGACCTGTCCGAGTGGACGCACACCGGCGTGATCCTCGGCCCCGGGACCGATCTGACGCTGGAGGCCTCGATCAGCGATACCGACGGGGTGGACGCCAGCATCTTCGAGCACGGCGTGCTGACATGGACGAGCGGCCAGAACGAGGGCAAGGTGATCGAAGTCACGGCCGTGGATCTCGAGAAGGACACCATTACCCTGGCGTTCCCGCCATCGTACACGCCGGCAGCCGGGGACGAGTTCGAGATCTACGCCGGCTGCGACAAGCGTCTGGAGACCTGCCGCGATCGGTTCGACAACGTGCTGAACTTCCGCGGCGAGCCGTTCATCCCGGGCAACGACTCCCTGATGGAGTACCCCGATGGCTGAACCGGTTGCAGAAGCGCGGAAGTGGCTCGGAACCCGCTGGCGGCACCAGGGGCGCGGCCCGGCCGGCGTGGACTGCCTCGGTCTGGTCGTGATGGTGGCCGATGCCCTCGGATTGCCGCACCACGACCGCACGGACTACGGCCGTCGGCCGGAGGGCACGCGCCTGATGCGCGAGCTAGACCGGCTGCTGCCCCGGGTCCACCTCCAAGACGCGTCTCCGGGGGATGTCCTCGTGATCGCTGAGCGTGCGCAGACCCTGCACGTCGGCATACAGTCCGAGAAGCGCGGCGCGCCTCACATCATCCACGCCCATGCCCACCGCCGGAAGGTGATCGAGGAACCGCTGGTCTCCCCTTGGGCCGAGCGCGTGGTCGGCGTGTTTCGCCTGGAGGTGAAGCATGGCTGACCTCGTTCTGGGCGGTGTCGGCGCGGCGGTCGGGTGGTTTGTTGGCGGCCCCACAGGGGCGAAAGTCGGCTGGGCGTTGGGGTCGGCGGCTGGCAGCTACCTTTTCACCGACACGCACGAGCAGGAGGGGCCGAGGCTCGAAGACCTGTCCGTGTCGACCGCGGCCTACGGGGAGCCCATACCTGTGGGCTTCGGGTCATTCCGCACCGCGGGGAACCGCATCTGGGCCACCGAGCTGCGCGAGGAGTCGGACACGACCACCCAGGGCGGAAAGGGCGGCGGCGACGAGGTCGAGGTGACGGAGTACAGCTACTACGCCTCGTTCGCCATCGGGCTCGCGGCCGGACCCATCGAAGGCGTCACCCGCATCTGGGCCGACGGCAAGCTGATCCATGATCGCACCGGGGGTTCTGTTGACCAGTCCTTCGACGGCCGACTGCAGTTTCGGGTCTACCCGGGCGATGAAGAGCAGATGCCGGACCCGTTGATCGAGGCGCACGAGGGCGAGGGCAACGTCCCCGCGTTCCGCGGCCTCGGGTACATCGTATTCGAGGACCTGCCCCTCAACAGCTTCGGGCGCCGCGTTCCGATGATTACATGCGAGGTGGTGTTCAAGTCAGACTCCGCATGCCCGGCCCTCAAGGGGGAGTCCCTGCCGGACGCGGAGTTCACATCCTCGACGCACAGCCAGGCGAACGTGGACTGGCGCAATAACATGCTCATTCTTCGGTCCAGGGACGGGCTGCGTAGGTTCAACTTGCGCACACTGAAAGAGGAGTTCCAGGCGACAAACGAGGAAATCCTCAGCGATCCCGCCGTACTGGATGGGTCAGGTATTGACGAGGACACATCGCCTAACCACCCGATCTTTGGGCCAGATGGCTACCTGTACTCGCTGTTCGGGGCCGGCAACACCAACCCGCTGATGAAAATCGACCCGGATTCGTTGACTGCCGTCGATCGGTTCGGATCCAGGGCGATTAGCCTTTCTATAAACTCCGGCGGATTCACTATTTCCACGGCGTTCGGGTTCATTCAGGCATTTTCGGCCGAAGATCAGGGGTGGAGCACGATATTGCTTGGGTCCGGCCGGTGGGACACCCCGGTCATTGGTGCGATCGACGCCGACTCCATGCAGTGGATTGGCCGCTTCGACTCGGGAGAAACCGAGGCGACGCAGTGCCGGCAGATCATCCAGGGCAAGCGCGATCAAAGCGGAGACGCCTGGATCCTGCGTTCGGGCGGGGCAAACAACACGCATGAGACCCGCCTCCCGATCGAGCGCATGACGGCTCACATGGAGATGGGGCCCCTCGGAATATCCTACCGCCTGGAGTTCACTGGAAAGTGGGCGCTGTCCCCGGATGACGTGGGGGCGGTCAAGTTCACTCGGGAGCCGAACCGCGGGGTGTACGACCCGATTGATGACGCCATTGTGTTCCTGGTCGGTCTGGAGTTCGGTGACCCGGAGAAAAACCCCGAGGGGTTGTATGCGGTGAAGTTCGGCGGCGACAGCGGCGTCCTGTGGGTGTCCGAACGTCTCTTCAGCAGCTCCGGAGGGCTGCGTCGTTACGATGTGAACCACGCCGTAGCTACCACCCGAACCGAAGGGCGATTTATGGCGTGGAAGCACGGCGACTGGGTGGTCAAGATCGACTTGCGCTCCGGTAGGGTCGTCACGAAGACGGACTGCTGGCCGTCGGGGGGCGCTGTGTACTCGTACCACGCCATGTCCTATGACCCCGCCAGCGACAGCATTGCGGGATGGGGGGGGCCAGACTACGGCTTCGCCAGCCGTTTCCTGCTGGATCGAGCTTCTGGCAAAGGCACGACCCCGGCGGAGATCGTGGAGGGTCTGTGCGAGCGCGCGGGGATCACCGATGTCGACGTGTCCGAGATCCATGATCCGGAGGTGCGAGGCTACGCGATCACGCGGCAGACGCCTTTGCGGAACGGCATCGAGCCCGTGATGGAAGCGTTCAACTTCGACGCGGTGGAGTCCGACGGCACGCTGGTATTCCGCCCGCGCGCCCGCGGCGGCGACGAGGCCACGGTGCTGACCGACAAAGACCTGGTGCCGCTGTCCGACTCCGGCGATGCCGTGAAAATCGAGCGCGTTCAGGAGGTGGATCTACCCGCTTCGGTAACGATGAAGTTCCAGGACCAGGAGTCCGACTACCAAGAGGCGGCACAGCAAGTGCGCCGTGTAGCGCAGCCGAACCCGTCGATGGAGGCCCGGTCCAGCGTGACGCACAACCTGCCGCTTGCGCTGCATCCCGATCAGGGGCGGCAAGCGGCGGACCGTGCGCTGACAGCGGCATGGACGGAGCGCGAGGGCTTCGAGTTCCGACTCCCAGCGCGATTCCTCGCCTACGATCCGACCGATCTCGTGCGCCTGCCGATGCCGGGCGGCGAATACGCTCTGGCACGCATCACGGAGGCGGAGGTCGGTGCGAACTGGGAGATCCGCTGCACCGCGTCCCGTCATGTGCCGGAGGCCTACAGCTCGGAGGTGACGGCTGATCTCGGGGGCGCACGCGTTGGTCGGGTCGAGGCGGATGTCCCCGGTCGTTACGCGATCCCGGAGGCCCCGCTTCTGCGGGACGAGGATGAGGCGGGAGAGGCCCTGACCACCCGCTACCTGTTTGCCAGTCCGGCATCGGACGGAAAGTGGCGGTCGCTGGCGCTGATGCGAGCGCGGGACGGGGTCGACTGGGACCGGGCCGCCCATACGTCGAGCCCGGCGGTGATGGGGTCGCTGCGGTCGGGTATCGGGGCTCCGCCGAGTCCGTGGGTGTGGGATCGCGAGACCGTTATCGAGGTGAGAGCCTACGACCCGGACGGTCAGGTCCAGTCTCGCACGGAACGACAGGTCCTCGATGGCAGGAACGCCGCCCTGATCGTCGACGCGGACGGGGATTGCGAGGTCATCCAGTACCGCGATGCGGAGGAGATTGGGGCGGGCATCGTGCGGCTGAGCCACCTGCTGCGAGGTCGCCGCGGAACTGAGCACAACCTCAAGCATCGCGCAGGCGCGAAGGTCGTGCTGATGCCCGATGCCGGGACGATGTGGCACGAGCCTGTCGACATGGTGGGCCGCCAGATCCGTTATCGAGGAGTGGGGAGAGGTCAGTCGCTCGAGGACGTGGACACCCGCGCCCGGACGATTACCGGGGCGGACAAGAAGCCCTACGCCCCGGTCCATATCGCCGGCGATTGGACGATGGACGGCATCAACATAACGTGGGTCCGGCGCACCCGCACAGGCGGCGCCTGGCGCGACGGCACAGGCACTGTCCCGCTGGCGGAGCGGTCGGAGCGGTATGAGGTCGACATCCTCGACGGGGACGGCGAAGTGCTGCGCACGTTGGAGTCCGACGAACCCAGCGCGCTCTATCCGAGGTCGCATGCCATCGAGGACTTCGAGTCGGTGCCGGATTCGGTCGATGTCCGCGTGTACCAGATCAGCGAAACCGTCGGCCGCGGCCGGGCCGCAAAAGCAACACTGTTGGCCGATGGGAGCCCGCCGACCAACATTGAGCTCCCGGTAATGGAGAAAGTGCAATGACGATTCTGTTTGTAGGGTCTGAACCCGGCGATTTCGACGAGCTCGACTTTTCTGGCACAGACACCGGATCGGTGGAGTCCGGGGACCTTTCTCGGTGTGCGGTGGAGATTCGAGGCGGGAGCGACGAGTTTGTGTCGGCGAAGTTCAGCGCATCCGCTGAGGTTTGCGCGCGAGCCCGGGTTGTCATGGATCATGCTGAGGGCGACATCGCCGACGGATATGCCCTCATAGAGCTGCGGGCTGACGGTTCTCCGGTTGCTGGGATCATTGGGGACGACGAGAAGTTCAAGGCCGCATACCACGACGGCGAAAACTGGGTGTTTGTGGAGGAAGTGGAGGGGGTCGCGTTCAATGAGGCGGGGGCCAATTTCCCGATGGTCCATGTCAAAGACGGTGGCATCGAGTGGTATCTCAACGAAGGCCTTGTAGCCAGCGAAGAGCTGGACACTAGCGACTATGGGGATATTGACGAGGTTCGGATCTTTGTTACGACGTCGGGGCTTTCCTTCAATCAAGTGTATGTGTCTGAGGTTATTGCCGCTGACTTCAGCTTGCGGGGCCACCGCCTGCGTACCGTAGAGCTCGACGGCAACGGGGAAAAGCAGGACTGGGACGGCTCCGTCGAAGATATTAACGCATGCGACACCCCCGAAAGCGATATAATCTCAAGCGACACCGCGGGCGAAGTGTCCACGTTTACCCTGAAACGAATCGCGGAGGCCGACTTCGAGGACCTTGATGTGCAGGCCTTGATCCTGAAAGCCTCGATCCAGCGCGAAGGCGGACCGGATGAGGTGGCCGGCGTGGTCCGTGTAGACGGCGAGAACTACGAGACCGGGCAGGCGGCCCCTGAATCGACCTGGGACAACCATCAGTTCGTATGGGAGACAAACCCGGAAACCGGGCAGGCTTGGACCAACGACGAGATCGACAACGCAGAGCTGGGGCTGGTGACGCGCGATGTCTGAGATCCAGAGTCACAGGGCCGTCGGCTATGCCTTGCTGGCTTTTCCAGAGGTCATGGCATCGAAAAGGGCCGTCGGCTATGCCCTGCTTTCGCCGCCCGGCGTGGTCGGATCCCATCGCGCGGTCGGCTACGCATTGCTTTCGCGGGACGTTTATGACGTCGGCGATGTGCTGACCGTGACGGACCACGGAGAATGGACGCGCGACCCGCAGGAGTTCGGTTATCAGTGGCTGCGCGACGGCGAGACGATCGAGGGCGCGACCGACGCGGAGTATACCTTGACTTCGGCAGACGCCGGCCATGAGGTCTCAGTCCGTGTGATCGCAAAGAACCCCTACGGCCAAGGCGAAGCCGAAGCAGAATCCAACAACATCGTCGCGGAGGCCCCGCAATGAGCAGCCCGAACTTGAACATCAGCCACATCGCCGCGAACCAGGACCAGAAGGAAGTGACCGCGAACGAAGCGTTCGATGCGCTGGATCGCGCGCTGACGGGTCTCGGTGAATGGGACGTCGGCGAAGGCGGCCCCGACGAGGATTCGTTCCGTATGCACTTCGCATGGAAGCCTGACGAGGAACTGACGGAGGACGCGACATTCGGCGTCCCCGATGTGCGGCGCCCGTTCGTGATCCTCAACCCCAGCGATACCTACTCCATTACTGTCGTCGCCGGTGATGACAGTTTCGACGTTTCGCCGGAAACTGCCGGATGGTTCTACTACGACGGGGACACGCTGTGGAAGCTGTCGTAGTGACCGTCGAACTGGTCGGCGGCGGCGAACAGCGCGTCCGCGGCGACCAGCCCGCCGGCACCAGCGTCTACGTCCGCGCCGGCCGCATCGAAGACGAAGCCCCCGACCTGCCGCAGGACAGCATCACCGTTTAATAGTCGGTTACGCTTTTATAATGTCGAGCAGCTATGAGTTACTCATCAATAGGTCTAAGCACAACCTTCCTAGATCCATGGTCTGGGGTGGCGACTTCGACTGGAATTCCATTGGATTGGCATACTTCTTTTATCTGTTCTGAAAAAGTTTCACCGGCTTGGTATCCAAGTATAACTTTTGTTATTTCGGGGGCGCCGCACTCTCTTGGGCCAATGCCGAAAGGCACGCAGTAACGCCATTCACGCTCATGCTCCCACTTCTTATCCTTTACTAGGGCGGCCACCAGAGATAACCGTTGAATGTTTCCATCAGGTTTTAAAGATTCCAGCATGTGGTTTGTTGCGTCCATGCCGCCTTCGAGATACTGAACCGGCAAGGTAAGCCTTTGAAAAGCTCGCGGCGCAATTTGGCTCCTCGGGTTATACTCAATGCAGGCACCCTGGAACGGCTTATCATTGTAATATCCCCACATTTGTTCAGCGAGCGGAGTGTCGGTAAACGAGCACAATGGATTCGAATCTTGAATTAGTTTCGAGAATTGTTGGCTCAATGGCTTGAAGCTTACGTCTTTAATTGCCTTCTTCAAGGCTAATGCAGCCTCCTTGGACTTCTCTTTTGACCACCCTTCGTTTTCAATAAAATATGCCGCAGCCTCATAGACCGAATTAAATTGCAAGACGTCACGTTCTTGCTGCTTGCTAATTGTTTTCCCTTGCCCCCTGAGGTACTCAATCCAATCGTTCGGTGATCCCATCGCCTTTTCTGCGAGGTCGTCAGCGTTAACTCTTAAGCAGGAATCAAAAACATCGTTTTGTTGGTTCGCCGGGCTAGCATAAACATACCCTCGTCTTATTTCGTCCACAGCATAAGGTGTGGATGGATTTTGTCGGGGACACGATTCGGAACGAAATCGATATAACCTCTTGGGCATTTCACGAAAATTTTTTATCTCCAGTATATCGAGTGCTCGCTCGGATTCAGGGAGAGAGAAAATAAGAGAGGCGTATGTATCCTCAGGTGAGATAGAATTCAT